CCCCTCTCCGTTGGTTCGGGTTTCGAAGAGGAACCCGGCTAGATATAAGGACCAGCCCCATTATGGGGCTTGTGCATCATCTATAGTAGCGCCAGATCTGGATCGTACTTTAGGATCAGGTCGTCCACCCAGGATTCAGACAATCTCATAAAGAAATTGCCGTCGTTCTGAGTCAGCGATCTTAACCTTAGGGTATCACCAGATTCCGCGTATGAAAATGAAAAAGCATTCTCGCTTTCATCTTCCCCGGCCGCCAACAGACTATAGTCTGTGTCGAACAGGAGCTGCGCGTCAAGCCAATCTTTGGTTTTATGCGTTTGACTGTACATCAGAATAAACCTTGGAGACGTATCCTCATCCGATAATAAAACGGACACAGGTACATCCTTGGCGAAAACTGAGTTTCGACCAATAAGCTTACTCGTTGACAGCCTACAGAGATTTAAACCGTATGCTGACTTGATTTTCCTATAGAAAGGAAGTGTGTTCAGAAATTCATCTGACACGTTGTAGTTGACCTTGACAAAATTTGTTATTCGTAGAAAATCCCTAATTGAAGGGTTCCTAGTCTTAACATAAAAGCCACGGACAAAGGTGCCGTTGTTAAAATCGGCGCCGCAACTCTCACGGAACGATGTCTCGATTGAGAACGACTTTTCAGCGTTCAATTTAAAACCAATCGATTCAAAGAACCGTTCGAAAGACTTCCTCGCTCTACTGAAGGCGACGATAAGATCATCCCCGTACGTAGAGACTAAAAATGCAATGCAACGATCTAATGGAGTCTCACTCAGTGTGAAGCCCCAATTCAAGAGAAATGCGACAGTCAAAGCAAAGAACAGTAGGGATTCTAGTTCGAAAGTGAACGAGTATCCCATAGGAAAGCTCCGGTACGTGTACCGTTGCCCCTTCCATTCAAAGCCGAGACACGACGATCTCTGCATCATATCCCATAGCTTTTGGCAATTGGGTCTGGGTTTCCCCAGCAGGACCTCTTCCAAAATTGGAAAAGTGATCCTATCAGATGCAGATGAAAAGTCATAGGTATCAAAGAAACTGGTCTTGGATGCTATCCAAGCTAGTACTTGATGATCCCGAGCGCATGTATCAAGATTATGATTGATGTTGCAGGACCTTATGCTCCGATACGCTTTGCGTATCCATTCGCCTATACCTTTTTGTTTAGCTTTACGCAAAACGGAGGTTATAGTTATCACCCTATTCTTGTCGGCGTTCTTAGGTACTTGGTGAAGTTTATCCCAAGACCACGAAGAGCTTACGCCTGTTTGGCGTATTTGCTCAGCGAGAGATGGCTCGAAAAACAATTCGAGGTCGTCCAACTCCCCGGCAAGTGACGATAGCTTAGCTAAGCGTGATTTATATGTTCGATACTGCCCTTTTGGGGTAAGATCAAACTCAAATCCACTTAACGAAGCACCAGGCCCATAAAAGAAACGGGTCTGAGGTTCGAAGGGTACAGAACTAAGAGCACGCTCAATTATATCTCCGGCTGTATCAAAAATACGTCGGTAATCGAGTTCAAGGATATCACCTTGGTGTAATCGCTTTACGAGATTATTGGCTATAAAGAAAGCTTCATCAACTGAAGCCATATAGCTTTTAAAAGTCTTATCGGCGAGCGCCTCGGATTCAGCCTTTGTCTTAGGTGGGATCTTCTTGCGTACAGTGTTCGCTTCATAATCTGGATATCTAACTAAAATATCCTTATTAATGGCATCACAGTACTCAAGGAACTCATCCAATTCAAAAGTTGGTAATAGGCCATATTGCAGGTCTACCCCGATATCTTTGTTTGTGCACGCAATAGCCTTTTTCTTAAGACTATCGTACTTTGTCCTGTTCAGTCTCACTACCTGTGGTAGATTGAGACGACCCGGAAGATCGTCCTTTACTGATAGCATAGTTTAATACCTCCTGGCTAACTAATAAGGCAACGCACCGCTATCGATGGCATCAGCGATGATACCATTTAATAAAGTGTTGCTGCAAATATATCTTAAAGCAGTAACATCAGCAGTGGCTGTTTCTTGCGGTATCGAGAACTGCACCTTAACAAGGGCAAGTTTTGTCGATTTAACACCGTTAGGCGAAGTCCATTCAAACGGCTTGGTTATCCGTAGTTCGAACTTGCGATTAGTTCCAGTTATAATCTGGTGACCGATTGCTTGGATGCGAGGTGACAGATCTAATGATGCTTGTGGATTACTCCAACGAACATCTAATCCGTCCTTTGACATCGGAACAAAAGTTACATCAGCTGTGTGGTCGTTTACCACAATATTTGAAATTTGAGCCATAGGCCCTCCAAATGGAAGTTTTGAGACTTTACGGTCTATAAAAATAATAATTATCTGCGTGAAGCAGACACCCAAGCGACATTAAATAGATTTAACAAACGTTTTAAGGTTAGCCCAGCTGGGCTTCCCATCAAAAGTTCGTTGATCTGCGCCGCGTTTAAAGAAGTGGACGTATTCGGTATGCGGCTGAAGGTAAAGCGTCGGAACGTTGAGTCCGGCCACTCTAACCTAAAGCTGTTACGTCGATTGCTCGACCATACCTCGTACGGGTAAACTCCCGTTACCTCGGTTCTGAGTTCGTAACGAACGTTATCGAACCCAGCTACACAGCCGGGGATACTGTACGACATGCCTTTAAGCACATCGCTGACTGGTAGAAACCAATCTACTAGAAAGCTCCAAGGGATTCCATCCCAGATGGCGCCGAGCGGGTTAAAGTGAAAACCCTGAGAATCAAGAATGTCATGTCGGAAATAGCGAACAGCCTTAACAGACATATTAGCAGTCTGCTTATAGCTACTCGTAATGACCTTACTGTATCTTGTACAGTGGGTCGCCGATGTATGACTATCTGATCTACCCGATGCTTCTGAAATACGAAACAACGGAGACTTCTTCGGGGAAAGCTTTTCCCATAGCTCCTCAAGCTCCAATATCAAGGGTCTTACAGCCCATTGGTACTGAAGATAAGTCGCGGGTATGCTTTGCCTAACCGTAGAGCTCCCAGCTAAGGTAGTATAAGCCTTAGCGAAATTGCCCTTTCTGAGGTAGCGTAGCGACATAGGCACACTTTTAAAGAAGCGTGCTGTAGCAGTCGCTGCCTCAGCCAGGTCCTTGGCAAGCTGGACTGAATTAAACGCATTATGCATTTTAACGATGCACTTTGCGAGATGGAAGTTATAACTTCCTACATCAGGTCTCCAACTTGGGATGTTGCAATATAAGTAATTGCGATACGAGTACTGCCTAGTTTGAGCATCATAAAAGACGCCTCGCTGGGCTCGAAGGTTCTTATCAACAGATCTTTGATACTTATTAATCTGATGGTACCGTCCCTCCTTGGGGATGGAATTTGATCCATCTTCTGTATCATAGAATCTATGAAATTCAGACAGTGTCTGGATGTTATGGTAAGTCACAACAGAAATCCTCCTTTGCACTTAATTAGGTCAAACTTATATCAACAAACACCTCTTGGAAGAGGGGTTTACCAAGGTGCCCCCACACATGGTGG